ATCGGAGCAGCCTTAAGGTCGATTTTGTTACCACAAATACTGCAGTACACGCCGTCAGCCTTGCCTACCCAGATCCGCTTGTCCTGATGATTGCATGCCATGTTTTTGTCCTCCTCTTACGGTTCTGCGTTTTCGATGGTGATAACTACCTCTTTTTGGCTCTGGATCCGGATCCGTTTAACGATCCTCGCACCGAGATCGCTCTCGATCGAGCCAAAGCCCGGAGCTCCAAAGGTGATAAGAGTGTTACCATCCTCATCCACTAAAGTGATATTTACGCCGGTATTATTTGCCAGCGCGGTCAGTACATCCAATAGCGTCATCGTCATCCTCCTCCTGTGCATAAAAAAGCACCTGGTCAGGTGCTCGTGTGGCTCTGTTTAATAATCTGCCGCGCGTAGGTCCACTCTCTGCTTGCGCAGATCTTTCATGCCGTAGTCATTCGGCTCCGTTGATCCGATCTGCTCCCGGTCATAGCGCCTGACGCGCCCGGTCTCTTTGGTGTAGGCCCTGATCTTGGCCTGCTCCTGTGCGACCTTTTGCTTAGCTGCCTTTATGGCCTCCTCGTCTCCGGTCGCTTTAGCGATCTCCAGATCCCGCTTAGCATCACGGATCTGCCTCTCATACTGTCGCTGCTTTTGGCTCTCCTCATACTCTTTTTTGTTCTCCTCCGGGCTCTGCTCCTCGTATTCTTGAGGATAGCTGTACCCGGGGATCATCGGTATGGGATGATGCCCGCAATTTATGCCAAAGAGCCCAGCAGGCTCTCCATAACTCGTATCGCCTATAAACTCATAGCGCCGCGTCACGCCGGCGCCGTCTTGAAAATCTCCCGGACCGCTGGACCATGAAAAAAACTTTCCCTGATACGGATAACACAAAGGCCTCGCACCCGGATGGCTCGATACCTGGAAAATATCGCCGCCTCCGTACTCCTCCTGCCGGATCCGCGTAGCCTGGATCGCTGCGTTGTGGCTTGTGGTCCTGATCACCATGGCCACATAGCCGTCAGGACTCCATCCGCGGCCTGATCTATCAAAAAAGCCCGGGATCCCTGCCCGCGCCATCTGGTCCATAGCCTTGCGGATCGCTCTGACCTTGGTCTCCTGTCCGGTGACCACTTCAAGCGCTCCAGCCTCCAGGATCTCTTTGGCCTCCTGCAGCATAGCCTCGTTTACGGCTGTCTGGATGGCCTGCTGGTATGCCCTGATCGTGCTCTCCAGCATGGTCGTATTGACCATGTTAAGCGTATCGACCGCCTGCACCACATATCCCTGCACCATCTGCCTCATCAGCGGAGAGGTGACCGGGCTTGTACCCGGATCCTGCAGCACTCCGCGCGCAGCGGCTGCCTTTAGCTGAGGATCGATATCGAGACAGGCCTTTTCCGATACCTGCAGAAAAGCCTTTTCGACCTCCTCCGGTGCCATATTGGTATTTTTGGCTATGATCGCCGCGCTCTCTTTGGTCAGCGCTCCCATCTCGGAGAGCTTTTTGATCTCCCAGTACCGCGTGCGCTCCCAGCCGGTGATATTAAAATGCCTGGCTATGTTTACCAGCAGATCATCCACCGTCCGCTGATAGATCCCCTCCAGATCCTCGGAGATCGCCAGGATCTCGGTCGGTGTCACTGCCATAACTTACCTCGCGTTAGTTGATACCCATATAAAACTGCCCTGTTTCATGCTATACTCTCACTCTATGCCGTTAAAATCCCGGATATCGAGCTGCGGCATGGTGACCGTGCTCTCATTGGCTATGCGCTCCAGCTCTGCCTGCGCATCCTCCTCCGTCAGATTTTGCCCGTATTTAGGATCCGTCAAAAATTTATATTTGCTCATCAGGCCGGCTCCCACCAGAGTCAGACCCTCGTTAATATTGGTCTGCCGATCCTGCGTGATACCATCGTCCAGGCTGACCTTTACCTCATAGCCTGCACGCGCCAGCTCCTCGATGCTCCGACCCTGCCAGGTCATCTCATAAAGCGCCGCCACCTCGATGATCGCGTCGATCAGACTCTTGACCGCCGGTATGATCTGATTCTGGAAGTTTTTGATAGTCTTATAAGTCTTGCTGTTCTCGGATACCACCTCTGTGGCCGTTTTGAGCCCACCATGCGCGTCAAAGCTAAAGGTACCAAAGGACAGGCCCACCTGCAGGCAAAACAGGTTTAAGAGCGCGTTCATAGCCTCCACATGCTCCTCCACGCGCAGGCTCACAGAGTTATCCTGGATCTTAAGGCTGTCCGGATCGTCCGTGCTCAGCGCCTCATAGGTCTCATCCGTAGCGTCAAAGTACCGCACCTGCTTGCCGGTAGCCGGATCCACCACCTTGCGGATCATCCTGGCAGGCACGATGATGCGCTTTTTGCCGAGCCTAAACTCACGCACAAAGCTGTCAAAGCATATATCTATCGCGTGGAGCGCGTACATGGAGATCCCCAGCGGACTATTATCGTCTATATTGTTGGCTCGCGGTGTCCGGAAGTAAGTGAACAGGCTCTTGCTCACATCCATCCGCACCTCCTCGTCCAAATACGGGTACAGATAAGACAGCGGATATCTAAAGCCCAGGATATCCTGATCGCCTCCCACACCGTCTTTTTTCATCTCGGCCCGGTACAGCTCATTCCGGATCGTGTAGGTCGTACCATCCCAAAGATGCCACTCCAGCAGCGTGTAGTAGTATCCGCCCTTGGCCTGTCTGGATACAAAGATCGCCTCACTGACCCCTGCATTGGTCCATCCGACCGGCACAAACTGGTCAGCCATAGCGTAGCCGATCTGGATATCGCCGGTGCCCGGGATCTCGTTGCCATCCCGGTCGCGCCGGGCCTCATACCACGCCTTAAGAGCGTGGCCGCCTAAAGCAGCAGCCTGCTCGATGCTCTCGGTCATCTTAGTCTGGAAATTGTTTTTATCAAGCACATGCTGGATAAAGTCATGCAGCGGATCCGCCTCCGCGTTCTCATAGCCTACCGTGCTCACATCCACATCACACTGATCCGTCCAGACCATGCCAGCGATCTCAGCGCATACGGCTGCGCTCATATTGAGATAGCAGAGATTACGCTTATGCTCCGGATCCGCGATCGTCGGCGCCGGGATCTCGTGCCACGGCTTATAAAATCCACGGTACAGATATTTCCACGGAAAAATGCCGATATTGTAAAACTGATTAAAAGCAGGCACATCCTGCAGGTCAAAAATGCTCTTGTACTCTCTGCCCAGTCCGGTATTAGCCCCGGTCCGTCTAATCGTATCCGCCATAGTGCTCTTTATCCTCTCCAAAAGTGCCATATCTATCCCCAGTGGCCATAGCTTTTTGCAAAGTAATTGTGGCCATATCTCTGCTCATCACAGGTGTGGTTATACGCGTCGACCGGATTGCCATTATCATCGACGCAATACAGACCAAATTCTTTAAGCGCCGGCTCCACGCCATAGCGCTCATCATCCACCCAGTAGTACCTATCCTCTGTTATAGCGACCTGCAGCTCCTCGATCCCGACCTTTATGCCCTTGCTGGATCCCTTGATATCGTGACCGTTGTTGTCCGCAGTTGTCGTATTGTAGCCCAGCTTATCGATCTCCAGGCGCAGAGCTTTACACGCCGGATCGATCATTATGCAGCTCTCCCTGAGCCCCGTCTTTTGTCGCATGGCCGGGATAAACTCGCCGCAGATATGCTTTGCCTGATCGCTCATAGCCATCTGGCCGCCATCGTAATACCAATTACCGACCCGGAGCAGCTTATGCTGCCTTGGCCCCGTCATCAGGACCACATAGCACCCTATGCTCGTCGCATCAGTAGCTCCGCCGTCGCCCGCGAAGTACATTTCAACGCGTGCACCCTCCGGGATCGATCCAAGGATATGCCGATCCGGATTAAACATCCAATAGATCACGCCCTGCGGGATACAGCGCTCTCCTAGCCAGTCGCGTTTATATAAAAACGGACTTTTCTCGCAAGCCGCCCGGATCTCATCGAGCCTCTCCTGGCTCAGGATCGGATTATCCGCGCAGGTCCAGTGTACCCATCTGCAGTCTTGGATCTGCAGGACCTCTTTGATCACAGGATCCTGCGGCGCTGGCGGATTGCAATCCGCGATATGCCAGCGATCCTTTGCCGCGTATGTTCTACGCAGGCACTCCTGGATCATGCTCAGGTGCAGCAGATTGATCTCACAAAAATAGACGGATCCGAGTGACATACCTGTGATGCTCTTGTGGCTGTCCGCTTTTCCGCCGCCTTTCCAGTAGACCTTTTTTATGTTTCTATCACCAAAGCGCGATACCGGCAAAGTGATCAGCAGGTGCGCGCCCTCATCGTCATGGCTCGGCTTTACATAGCCAGCAAAGTTATGGATCAGCCCAAATCCATCCCCGTCAATGATCAGCCTATACGCCTGCTCGGCGCTGTATGCCGTCACAAGGTGGTTTGTATCCCTGCAGCTGATCAGGTGATCCGTAAAGCGCGCGATCGCCGCCGTGGTCTTGCCGGATCTCGGCGTGCCCTCCAGCCAGTCGATCGTATGATCATACGGTGCCAGGATTATCTCTTTTTGCTTTGGGCTCCATGTTACGCTGCCCATCACTCGCCTCTCTTAAGCTCCAGCAGGCTCTCCAGTACGCCATTAGTAGGCGCCACCATCATATCAGTCCGATCACGCCACTGCTCCGGCTTTCTGTTCTTTAGCCAGAAGATCTGCGCAGTCACCTGCGGCTGCACATATATCTCCTCCTCGACCGTCTGCCAGCTTTCCGTCTCTCCGATCTTTTTGCCGCTCACAGGATCATACTCAATGTGTCGCACACGAACAGGCTTTTGCACCTTTACGCGGTACCCGATCGCAGACTGATACAGCGCGTTCTCGACGATCCTGTCCGCCGCATCCTTGCCCTGATTGAGCGCATTTTCAATCTCAGGGAATTTATTTTTCCACAGACGCAGCGTGGAGATCCCGATGCTCATGTTGTGCGCGATCTCTTTATCGATCAGGCCATCACGGGCCCAGCCCTGGATCCGCGCCAGCCCCTCGTGCGTCAGCCATCGATCATATTTATACATAAAATCACATCCCCGAGCAGCTCCTCCTTTTTTATGATGCCCTAAAACGCTAAGTGTGTGGTCGGACCGGAGCACAGAAAAACGGAGTAAAGGCTGCGCCCCGGTCCGGAGTATTGGAGGCTAAAAGCATGCTCAAAAACAAAGTAGAGAGCCCACACCGAGCCCTCTACATACTTTTGACCAGTACCATTTTAGCACATATCATACTGAACTGTCAACAAATTGTGCATATATTATGCTATTGTGTACACATTTTGTTGTCACCGGCCGACAAAAAAGCCTCCAGCTTATCTACTGCGGATCCATGGATCGTATAGATCCGCCGGTCAGACAGATCGAGCCAGTAGGCTATGCTCTCCCACTTTTCGCGGTACATATACCGCTTTAGGATCACATACCGCTCCTGCTCTGTCAGATCCTCACACGCCATGCACAGCTCCCGGATCCTGCTCTCCTCTTTCCGTCTCCGCTGATCCAGAAAAGCCAGCTCACGCTGTGCCTCATCGATCGACCCCATGGCCTCGGCCAGACGATCCACGGGAGAAGTCTGTACCCTTGGCTTATCGTACCGGATCGCCCCAGGTATCATTGACCATGCCAAGGTATCCATCCGCTCCATCAGAGCCCTGATCTCCTTGCTCGTTTCCGTCGGTGCATACAGTATTGTTACAAGCCAATCCCTCATTTTTACCCTCCTCCGTCTCAAATCCTGTGCTG